ATCGGCTATGGCAGCAACGGAACTCGATGGTGAATCGTTCACGGTAGCGGCGGCAACATCCGGCGGATGGAGCGCACCGACTTCGCTGTCGGATGGAAGTAGTGCCGGGGAATCGGGCATCGCGAGCGTGCAGGGTTGGCTCAACCTCACGTTTGACACGGCTACAAATACGTTCTACACACCTGCATATTTTGGTTTGATGGCCGCACCGCTCGACAACACGAAGGACCTGTTTCCGGCAGCGCAGCCTTTCGCTACGTTTTACGGGAGCCCGAACAACAGTCAGTACATGTGCTCCATGCTCACGTTCGATGTGAACGGCATCACACCAGTGAGTGTTAATGCGGGGAAGATCAGTACTGCTATACCGACCTACACGTGGACCGTCACGAAGGGAAACACGGTTCTGGTTTGGGCGATCTGCTACGACGCATGGGGCGATCCGGTCATCACGGACACCCAGAACAACGAGTACACCATCGTTTCAGCGCAGTCGGGCACCATTACGGGGACCGGTCCAGTGAACGTGATCATAGCGACCGCTGTTGCAAGCGCAAGCGGCTCGAACACCCTGACGCTCACATGGACTTTATTGCCGGACATTGGCGCTGGGTTTTTCGGCATTGTAAATGAGATGGACAACATAAGCGAAGAAGGACCACCGGTTCCGGTCATTGACCCGACCAACCACTACAAGTGTGGGATCAACCTTGCATTGTGGCGTCAGACGGGATCGGTCATATCGAGCGCGGACGCCGTGACCATCGTGCCTAACGGACCAGGCGGCAGCCCAGCGAGTCCGGGACTGCTCATGGTAGGGAGCGCTACGCCAACGTTGCCAGCGCCCGCCGGATGGTTCAACGACGGGATCATAACATTTACCAGTGGGGTAATGAACGGCTTGTCCCTGGATATGAAGTCTTGGGACGGCGAAACGATCACCATGTTTCTACCGATGCCATACCAGCCGAGTCCGGGAGATACGTTCTCGATAGAGCCGGGGTGCGACAAGTTGAACACGACCTGTTTCAACAAGTTTAACAACATACTCAACCATCGGGGGGAGCCGTTCATCCCCGGCAATGATCTTCTGCTGCTATATCCGGACGCCGTCTGATGAAGACGATCACGACAGGGAAGCGGACTTTCAAGAATCACCGGCGGGACGGATTGTTCTGTCCATGCGGACAACCTGCAACTGTGTCCTGCACGGATGCGCACCGGATAACGATGGATGGAAACGAAGGCTGGGCTGAGTCTAAACCGCGTTACGGATGCCCGGCTCACCCGGTCGAATCGAAGGTTTACCTACACGGCGGAATTGTGTTTACGGTGGTGGAATATGAAAAGCTCAACACCAACTATCAAAATAACTAAGGCAGATGTCGTGGCGAAAGCCCGCGAGTATCTTGGCACTCCGTTCCAGCATGCGGGACGAGTCAAGGGGCTCTCGTGCGATTGCATCGGTTTGCCGTTGCAGGTTGCTTGCGAGCTGGGTTTGAAGGACAAACTCGGAGTTCCGTTCAACAAGTCCGACAGCAAGAACTACTCTCCGCAGCCGCTTGATGGGGCCGTCCACGAAGAAGCGCAGCGGCGTCTCATCGAGAAGCCGATTTCCGAAATGTGCGACGGCGACATGCTGACGATCAAGATGCCCGTGGTGGCTTGCCACACGGCGATTGTCTGCACAACGCTAGGGCGTGCAGGAATCATTCACGCCTACAACGGCGGACCCAAGAGAGTTGTCGAGCAGTTGCTCGATGAGAAGTGGCGCAGCAGAATAGCAGGCGTATTCAGTTTTCCTGGAGTAGAGTAACGTGGCCAAGATCGCTCTCATAGCTGGAATGGCATTGGCGGGCGCGGCACTCAGCGTCATGACCGGAGGTCTCGGTACGTTCGCAATCGGAGCCTGGGCCGCTGACATCATAGCGGGCGCGTCCGTTGGGGCATCAGCCGGTGCCTTGTTGGGCAACATCATCTTCCCGACGCGCACGAACATGACTGGGCCGAACCTGAACAACCTGCTCGTGACTACGGCCACGAACGGAAGTCCGATCCCGATCCCGTACGGCGAGTATCGTTACGCATCGAACATCATCTGGTCGCCGGGCTTGACGGAGAACACGGTCGTGACCAGCTCATCGAGCAAGGGCGGCCCTACCACGTCATCGACCGCTTACTTTTACAGCGGTAGCTTCGCCGCCGCGTGGGGCGAGGGACCCGCGACGATCTTGAAAATCTGGTTCGATTCGAAGGTAGTCTTCGACATCACCGGCTTGGCGACTTGGCACGCCAATACAACTTACGCAAGTGGTAGCGTCATCGTGGACAGCAATGGAAACCAGCAGCTATGCAGCACGGCGGGAACTACAGGCTCCTCTAATCCCGACTGGCGTACCACGATCAGCACATCGGGACAGACGACCGGTTCAGGCACGACGCAGTGGACCTATATAGAAGTAGGCTACCCCGCACCGACGTTCTATCCGGGAGACGAGGCGCAATACCCAGACCCGCTCATCCAGAGTTTTGAGGGCGTCAACGCGACATCGGGTTATCGTGGAATCTGCTATGCGGTGTGGGAAGACTTCCCGCTGGCGGACTTCGGCAACCGGATACCGAATAGTCAAGGACTTGTTCAGGCAACACTGGGAACCTAATGGCGACACTCGTACAAAAGAAGATGGGTCAACTACCCGCTGGCGGCAATGGAGCCTCCGGTACGCTGACGCTGGACACACCTACTCAGGCGGGCAACACGCTGATCGTCATCATCTTTGCGAACTACTGGGTGAATGCGACATACCCCCACGGTGTGTACGCATCCTTCGAGCCGAGCGACAACATAGAATCCGAGTACGAACTCATAGGCAGCGTCTTTGACCCGAATGCGGCTACATCGGGCGCAAAATACAACGAAGGTTATGCGTTCATCGCATCGGACATCGAAGGCGGCTCGGCCACGATTGAAGTAGTAGCTTCGACTCCGAACGGCGGCGTGGGCGGCGGTTGGTTCTTTATCTCGGAATGGTCAGGCGTCGATACATCCGTCCCGATTGCCGTGTCCGTATTCGCGACCGTAGACTCCAGCACGGACCCTGGCGTGAGCTTGCAGACGACGACGGCGAATCAAACCGTCATCCTTGCAGGGCAGATCATCGCACACACTTGGGGCTCACCGAGCGGCTTTACAAAGGTCATCGGGATCAACTCCACGGCGATCTACGGCTCGGGAATCGATCAGGAAATCTATTTCCAGAACGTCGTCACACCGGGGACCGTCACATATTCTCTTCCGTCGGGGACCAGCGCATACAAGCTGCTCATTGGCATCGTCCTCACCGACAATGTCTTCACGGGACCGTATTTGGATACCGTCGTCACCGACCTGTGCCAGCGTGCGGGGCTCATCGTGAGCGGACCCGGTACGCAGATCGACGTTAGCCAGATCACCACGATCCCGATAAAAGGCTACATGCTTTCAAGCCAAGCGGACGCCAAGACGGCATTGATGAATCCGATGGCGGCCTACTTCGTGGACTGCTGCGAGAGCGACAACAAGCTCGTGTTCGTCCCGCGCGGAGCCAATGCTTCCGTGATGACCATACCCGGGAGCGACCTTGGTCTGGAAAATGACAAATGCGAGCTGGTAGAAACGATCATGCAACAACAGGAACTTCCACGCGAAGTCGATATCTTGTTCATCGATCCGGCGCTTGATTGGCAGCAAAACAAGATGCAAAAGCAAAGATCATCGCGCGTCGTGAAGACGTTGCAGGTGACTACGCTCTCGCTGCCTATGGTCTTGACGCCCACGGAAGCACGAGCCATCGCCGAGAAGAGCTTGTACCTCAGCTACCTCGAAGCCCGTCCGTACGCGATGAGTCTGTGGAAGATGATCTATTCCGTCATCGACCCGACCGACATCATCCAGTTCGTCTATCAGGGCTTGACATTCCAGATGCGCGCAACATCCGCTGCATTAGGTGCGGGCTTTACGGTAGCGCTTGCGGGTGTGAGCGAGACACAGACGGCTTACACGAGCGTCGTCGTAGGCGGCGGCAACACGGGAGTTCCTATCCAGACCGTCAAACCGTCCGCGCAGACCACGACATTCCTGCTTGACGTTCCCTACCTTGAAGATACGGACGCCGTCGCGGATCGCAGCTACACTGGGTTTTATTTCGGGATGACCTCGCCGCTTGCGTCATGGCCGGGCGGAGTCCTCAACAAGAGCATCGACGACATTACGTTCGACGGCATCGCTTCCGCCGGTGGGTCGCTGCGTATGCAGACGGGAACGACCACGGGCATTCTCGGACCGCCCCCGATCCTGTGGACTTGGGACATGACGAACTCGTTGAACATCACGATGAACACCGGGAGTCTCGCGGGCGATACCGACCTCAACGTTTTGAACGGCACGAACAGCTTGATTGTAGGAAGCGAATCCGGCGGCTGGGAAGTGATTCAATTCGCCGACTGCACTCAGCAAGCCGACGGCAGCTACACGATTTCCAGACTGCTTCGCGGAAGACGGAACACGGAATTCAACGCCTATTCGCACGCCGCTGGCGATACGGTCCTCGTCCCGTTGACCGGCTTGCAACACGAAGACTCGCCGCTTTCATTGATTGGCATGGAGCGCTATTACAGAGGTGTCACTATCGGGCAGAGCATCACATCGGTGCCGGACACGGACATGACACTGGTCGGAAACGATTTGAAACCGGCTAGCCCTGTTCACATAACGGCTACGCGCGACGGCGGCAACAACATCACTTTCGGCTGGGTGAGACGCACGAGATACGCGGGTGACTGGCTGGAGAACACCGGCAGCGTGCCGCTCAATGAAGATGTCGAAGCCTACTCGATAGACGTAATCAAGTCGGACGTTGTCGTGCGTACTCTGGTTTGGGTACTCGGAGTCTATGACGGAAATGGAAATCCAACCGCGTTGTACCCTGCGGTTAATCAGACAGAAGACGGTTTGACGCCGGGCAGTCCGGTCACGGTTGTCGTCTATCAAATATCGGGTGAGGTCGGACGCGGGCAGCCCGGAAGCGCGACGGTCTAAAATGATTCTCTCACTATTTAGAAACATGAGTGTATGGCTTTCACGCTCGACAATCTTCGCGGTGTTCTTCGCGCTCACAGCATACGGCTTGGCGCGCAAAGGATTGCTTAGCCACACTTATGTAGAAGTCATCATCGCACTCCATGTGACCGTCGTGGGACGCGCCATCGCGGAAGACTACAAGGATTCGAAGGACCGCCCCAAGATCACGGAGACGCAGAAGACGGTCGATGTAACGGACAACAAGGTAGCGGTCGTCACGGATATATCCAAGGAGACAACATGAGCACCACGAACTTAGCATTGGGCTTGATCGCAAGCAACCAAGCCTCAAAGGAAGTAACGGCCAACGCCGCGTTGGTGGGACTCGACAAGGCGTCGAACTCCGCCCTCACGATTGCGATGAGCGACGCGAACTACAACCTCACGGCTGCACAACTCGCCAGCGCCCAAGTCTTCGTGTTCGACGGAACACTCACGGCTCAGCGCGAAATCCTCGTCCCGATCTTGAACACGGCGGGCAATCCGATGCAGCGTTTGTTCGTGGTCTCAAACAATACCAACCACGCATTGATGGTCACGACGGTTGCGGGCTTCGGAGTGTTGGTAGAGCCGGGAACTGCCAGCCCTTACGTTCCGGTTTACCAAATGGTCTTCCTCGACGGCACTAACGTACAAGCCGTGGACCAGAGCGGATCGGCTAGCCTGCCCGCGAGCGGAGTCACGCCGGGAAGCTACACCCTGTCCGACTTGACCATCAACGCGGCTGGCATCATCACCGCTGCATCGAACGGCTCCGGTGGCGGAGGTTCCGCTGCCACGTCGCTGATGATTTCCAACAGCAACGGCGGCAGCAACACCACGAACACGCAATACTTCGCTGGGTATAGCAGCGGCGTGCGCTTCGACTATTTCGTCCTTCCGTGCGCGGTCACATTCAGTCACATCACGGCGTACATTTCTCAGGGCAATTTCACCGGCCATACCTCCGACATCGGCATCTACTCTTTGACGGGGACGCTCCTGTGCTCGGTCGGTAGTGGGCTGGTGATTGCATACGGGGCTGCTTGGAATGTGTTCAACATGCAGGCTCCCGTCACGCTCCCGGCTGGCGGCTACTTCCTTGCGACGACAAGCCAGGACGGCACGGAAGTCATTATGGGGTACGGCAACAATGCGATTTCGCCGTACCAGAACGGGATCGTGGCGAACACGGTGACCGGCTACGTCTTGCCCGCGACGGCGACGGTACCAGGCAGCGCTCTCACGGGAACGAACGCGGCTTACTGGCCCTACCCACAATTCTACTTGAGCTAAGTCCTCGGACTTCCCGTTCCTATAGTGACACTCAATGGGGCGGCGCAAGTCGCTTATCGGGTAGCCTCAGCGCTGCCCGTGCGGGAGTGACATAGATGTCCAGCACCAAGGTTTCCAAGATACTCATTGCGCGCGGTCTCGAAGCCAACGTCCCTACCGGATGGGAGATAGGTCGTCTCTATCTGGCGACAGACACGGGGCATATCTTCTTTGGGCAAGGTGCGTCTTTGCCATTAGGTCAAGTCGGGGCGACCGGTGGAAGCGGGACTACACCGGATGCCCAAGCCAAGTTCGCGGAAATGTTCAGCTAAGGGGAACCATCATGATTTTCTTGGTTAGCACAACCGACATCATTCAGGTAGTAACGGGATCAGCCGTCTCCACGATCAAGGTCCACGCCTCGTGGATGGACTACTCCGCTGGCGCAGTTTCTCTGGGTAACACGAACACCGCTATCACCGCCGCGACCACCACCACCATCGTAGGATCACCCGCCGCCGGATCACAGAGAAACGTCAAGACGTTGGAAATCTTCAACGACAGTCCAGACTCGTGCCAGATAACCGTACAGGTAACCAACCCTTCCGGTACCTCTCAGATGTACACGGTCGATCTGGACCCGCTGTATGGTATCCAGTACACGGACGGCGCGGGATTCTCCATCGCCCCGATCACACCAACGAATACGCCGGGGTTTGATGACATCTTGAGCGGCACGAACCTGAGTGCATCAATGGTCATCGGCAGTGGAGCGGAACTCACTCCAGCGGGAACAGGTGTCATCGAAGCGACTGGGCTTGCCACACCGTCCGCTCCGATAACAACCGACGGCAATTCACCGACTCACGCAGGCATGCTTCTCCTATCCCAGCCGGGAAATGAGAGCGCGATATGGGCCGACCCACAGGTCCAAGGTTTGTACGCGGTCGGATCGTTCATCAATTCGCCGCCGTCCTACTCGGCTCCGACCACGATTCAACCTGTCTCAATCGGCGGTTCAGACTACAACGGAGCAACGCCCGCCCTTCAGGACCTCAAGGTTGACTCAAGCGGTCAAATCTACGTCGGGAATTTTCCGTCATTCGCATTCACCCATTATGGAAGTCCCGCCGTTCAGGCTTTGGATGTCTACGTCGTCAACCCGATCAGCGTTTCGTTCCCGTCCTCGATGCCGGTCACGCAGAGCACATCGCCGTGGGTCGTCTCACTTGCTTCCACTACCGTGATGGGATCGGTCGCCGTTACCGGCACGTTCTGGCAGGCGACTCAGCCCGTCAGTGGCACCGTAGCAATTTCAAACTTCCCCGCATCGCAGGCGGTCACGGGA